AAAATGACAGGTCCATCTATGCCGATTATCAAATGAATTGTTGGCACTGTAAAACTGAACTTATTTGGGGTGGAGATCATAGCTTAGATGAAGAAGATTACCCATTAAAGTCTGGAGAATACAGCATGATAACTAATCTTTCTTGTCCTAAATGTTATTCTTTTGTAGAGGTTTTTTTACCAAGAAATGCCTACGATTGATATACCAAATATCAAAATAAATAAGATTGAAATACATGAGATACCCGTATGGAAAACTGACATACAAACATTAAATAATATAAGTAAACCTATAGTTGATATTCCTGGTTGTGTAAGAGTACATAGAAATAATCTAACAAGTCTTATTGATAGTGATAAAGATGAATACGGCACATATACAGAATGTGGTAATTTCAGTATTCCTAGTTTTGAACCTTTACAGTACAACCCCAACGAATTTGTATATACACAATCAGAAACCCCCCAAAATCAAGAGCAAGAATTTGTTCAGCCTACAGTAGAACCACCAAAATACGAACCAAAGAAAACTAAAGATGATCCACTATTTGTTGCTTGCCCTGGTAAAAAAGACCAAAGAGTAGGAGATTATCGTAACGAATTTAAACTGGAGCGTGTCATTGGGCATGAAAGAAGCGAAGATGGTACTGAATGTATAACCTTGTATGAAAGTACTAAATTCATCGAGCAATACATACCGAATCCTCCACAGCTTGTTAGCACTGCTGTTATTGCTACTGTTGCTGCCTCTACTCCATTACTGCTTAATATTGTCAAACCTTTAGTAAAAAATCTAATAAAGAAACTGACAAATAAGAAAAAAGATGTAGAATAATTATCCGTAGATGAGTTTAATACCCGTGACTTATCTACTGGGTTAATTTATGAGTATGTGGGATAACTTGATTTGGAGGCGGTGAAACTATAACTCCTTCACATAATTTTGCGAATCTACTTTTAGGATCAAAATAAATTCCCTTTAATTTTAAATCTCCGCAATTTTTCAATCTTGCGATTTCATAGTTGAGCAACTTTGCATTTAGTTCTTGTTTCTGTAATTTAATTTGTGTATTTGCTGCATCTAAACAAGAATCTTGAAATCTTTTATCTAGTGGAATATTAAATGTAAGTGCAAATCCAAGATTAAGTCCTAAAGAGTCTTTGTTATTACTATAGTTTTCTTGATAGTAAAGTATATTTCCTGGGTTGTCTGGCACACCATTGTCATCCTCGTCTGTTGGATCGTACACGGGCGTATGATAAATGTAGTCCTGTGGTCGTTTTTGGTTAAACGAAGTGGTGACGAATGGGCTAACAGTCATCTGTGGTCCAGAACACTTTATATTATTTCCGTACGTATTTTCTACCATTGGTCCACCCAAAACTTGGGTTGCAAAGTTAGAAACCGATCCAGAGGCCGATGCACTTGGAGCAGCCGTATTGGTTGTATTAGCTAATACAGGATTACCTAGCAGACTTATTGCGAGAAGATAGTTGTGGTATCTGTTACGCTTGTGCTTTGGATCGTGCGTGTGATGTCTGTTACGGATTCCATTCCAGGTGCTTGATAAACTTCTGTAAATTGAAAGGCATCTCCAGGATTTTGTTGAGTCCAGTTTGGTCTTTGATCTAGAGTAAAATTAGGAATAACTGGCACAGCGTAACAAGGAGCAGATATAACAAAGCCAAGAAGAAGTAGCCTCCTCATTCGATAGTAAGATCAACGACAAACTGACCTGTCATCACGATACCTGTTCCTGTTCCTGGTGTCATCGTAATATTGTGATTATCTATGGCTACGGCTGCTGTTCCTACACTTCCAGCAGAAGTTGAGGTCAGATCACTGAAATTTGGCACGGTTCCAACTGTAACTGCACTACCTGGTGTGGCATCTCCTTCCACATAGGATTGTGCAAAACTGAAGGCTTCGCCACTGGTTGCTTGCGTAGCAGAAGGAAATGATATTGCTGGTACACCATTGGTCACAGATCCGAAACCGCCTAATGTAGCTGCTGAGTTAGAGTCAACCGTGGTAACATTGTTACCCGAAATACTGTAGCTCGAACCAATTTTATCAGCCGTACTAGCTGCCGAAAGCGATTCAAACTTTACACTAGAGGATATGGAATGATTCATGTCTGCATAGGCTGGTGCAGATACAAGAAATAAAAACGGAAGTAGCTTTTTCATTTTTTAGTTTTTGGGTCGATTACTTCAGCACCTTCTATTTTGATAGGTGTTATTACCCTTATAGTTTGAACCATACCATTTTCTAAGGCAACCTTGTCGTCTTTCTTGTTACCCTTCTTGGCTTGCTCCAGCCCAAAGGAACTAAGTGCGGTTGCCAACAAGCTGGCGGGAAAAGTTATATCCTGCTTTTCTCCCGTTGTGAGACCTGGGATCTTAGGCAAGTAGTTACTCGTAACGAGAAGGCCACTCCAAAAAACTACCAAAAGCCTGACTGCTACTGAGATGTACTCAAATTGCTCTTCTTTATCTTCAAACTTTTCTTTTATCTTATCCATCATACCTTTTTTCTCTTCAGCCATAAAACTCAATATCTCTTGTTATATTCTAGCAATTTAGCTATGTTTGGGAAGTAACACATAAAAACGATGGTAAAAATCTTAAAACCTATTCTTCTTGTCTTTATAAAATCTAAGGCAATGAAGAGATTAATAGTGGATCTGTTAAAGGCTATAGCTAAACAAACAGACAATACAATAGACGATCAGGCAGTTGCCTTTATTGAAGCCAGAATGTTTCCAGGCTCCACCACCTCTCTTCAATAATATGAAAGACGATGGCTTTATGAAGATGATCCATACGGAACTACCTCCCGAAGCTGAACTAATGATAGAGCTTCGATGTAGGGAAATAATGGCCTGTGATGATGTAGATAGAATAAAAGCCTTTTGTATAGACATGATGAAAAACCATGCCAGGGCTGAAGCAGTGCTATCTAAAGCAATGATGAAAGTAATAGAACTAGAGGCAACATTAGCCGTAATGAAAGCACCAACAAGAAAAACTACAGGAATCTACAAACTTAGATGGTGGTTAGAGCAACTTCATATGCACTGGAAGTATAGACATATAACAAAACGTCACTCACGAGAGGCATAACGAGCCTGTATGTCAGGCACTATCATTTCTGGATACTGGATCGTAAACCATTTGTGTCCACATTCATAGCAAAGCCTTCTGCGAATTGTTATAAATTTTGAATTTCGCTCAGAACGAATTACCTTTTGATCGCTGTACATCTTACAGCTTGGGCACTCGACCCATGTTATTCTTTTCATTTTTTAAACTTTGCTTTGTAAATCTTCAAAAATGTCTCTCATTTCGTAAGCATCTTCCTGTAGTTTTTCTATTTGATCTTTAGCCTCTTCTATCATACGATCGAGTTTTTGATTCTCGTAACTTTGCTCGTAGTAAGGCTCTAAGTATTCATCAATAGCAGTTCTAACTATACCCGAGATAGATTTACCAGGGCCACTGAGATTCTCTAATGCCTTATGTTGATGAGGACTTAGTTGAACTGTGGTTCGGATAAGTTTTTCTTTTTTAGCGGTCATCTTTTTTAGTGTAGTATAGTAGACTGAGGACTTACAGATCAGGTTAGCTTATTCAGTGGGTCATTAACTCAGGGGACAAATTTAATAAACCCCTTAGACCCCCCACTAAATCTTCGATGAGAACTTGTAATACCATTTGTAAAATTGTGACACGGAGTATGAGGGTCATGGCTCCCAAGATTACAAAAAAGCAGCGTAACCACCTGGGAGATATTACAGGTAGATCTTGCCTCAGACATTAGTTGTAACGTGCAAATTTTTCGTTTAATCTGCCATCTGCAACAGCTTGTTTTTCATCGTCTACTATTTCTTCATCAGTAGGTTCTCTCCAATAACTACATACATGACCTTCTGGTTTGTATATGTCGTAATAAGGAGTTTTATCAGCTTGCTCTTCAGTTATAGAAATAGCAACTAAACCTGGACAGTCATAATCATCTGAATACTGTTTTTCTCCGTACCACCAACCTGTACGTTCTACCTCTATTGGGTAGTCATCTTCATGGTTGTCTTTACCTTTGTTTATAAAGTCTATAGCTTGATCGTAAGATTCTGCTTCTACTTCAAATATTTCGTTGAGAACTGTTTGTGTTCTGAATTTGTAAAGTTTCTTTGTGGTCATAATTAATTTGAACTTCCTTAGAAGTATAGCAACAAAGTGCCACCACTATGTCATCTGTTACGAAACTTTAACTTTCGGAATTAGCCTTTCTTCCATCTATTCTTCTTTGTACTGATTCTCTCCATAACAACTCATCTTTTGCTTCTGCTATTTTGTATTCTGCACTAGAAAATTCACGTTCTAACTGACTGTATGCAGCCTTTCTAACCCAGGCTGTACCTTTCATTCCCTTTTGTTCTGCTGCCTTTTCTATAAGTTTTGATCTATGTGGATCTATTAAAACTTGGTA